CGCCGCTTATTGTAGTGTTTCCTTGCGTGAGGCCTTGCTTTGTTTCTGCGCCTTCGCTGTCTGTTGTAACGCTGCTTATTCCCCAGTAAAACTGCGCATAATCGCTAAGATTATCGTTAACAATACTAGCGTCAATGTAGTTGCCTGTTGCGGCTGTTCCGTTAGTCCAAATCTGGACTGGTTGAATTGAATATCCCATTTTATTTATATTACTATTTTTAAATCTCCTGTTCCTGTTATTCTGTAAATATATCCAGCTGGATAACCTGCTGCTATTGCAGCTGCATTATTAGCAAATTGTGGTACACTTCCAAATTGATATTTGCCAACTGGACTATTAAAATTTACTGATTTATTTATATCATCTACTATCATAACTGTTCCAAATCCTAAACCATTATAATCCCCCAAATATATGAGTGTATTTTTGGCGTCATCTCCTACTGTTGCCAAAAAAATTACTTGTTCGCCAGCAGCATTACTATATAGTTTAACTTGATGATAATCACTACCTGATGAAGTAAAATCCTCCATATATAATCCAACCCCACCAGCATTTAAGTTAGCTTGTTTATAATCTGCATTGCTATATACACCGCCGCCAACAGAATTATAAACATTAATATCCCCACTAACTTGTAACCTTTCCGCTGTATAAGTACTTGTGGTTGTGCCGATAAGAGTATTACCTCGTAAAATTGTTTTTGTAATAGAACTATTACCCAAAGTAACGCTATTAGATCCGTTACCTACTGCTGTATGCCCGATAACTATTTCATTCGTGTTATTATTTGCGCTTGCCTTTGTTGTATTTCCTATAAAAACAGAACTATTGCAAGTAGTAAGAGCGCTTGTTGTACCAAAATATTTTCCAGCTTGATACCCAATACCTATATTGTCTGAGCCAGTTGAATTATATTCTACACTATAAACACCAATTGCTGTATTATTGTTACCAAGAGTATTGCTATTTAATGCATAATATCCTAAAGAATTATTAAAAATTCCTTCTGTGTTATATTGTAGCGATTGAGATCCGATAGCAGTATTTGAAAAACCAGTTGTATTTGCATATAACGAAGCACTTCCTACAGATGTATTATCTGTGCCACCACTATTTAACTGTGAACTATTCCCAATAGCAGTATTATTACTACCAGTATCATTAGTATATAAACTTCTATATCCAATAGCTGTATTAGAGGTACCATAAGTATTAGAAAAAAGTGCCTCAACTCCAACTGCAGTATGATAAGAGCCATTTATTACATCATCATCTATTGTGACACTATTACCGCCGCCACCTATAAATATATTTTTACCTTCAGTAAGTAGATCGTAATTGCTAGAAATAGTAACAGTTTGTCCGTCAGTATTAACAGCTAAAATTTGAGCAGTTAATGTACTACTCACTTTTGCTGTTCCAGTTACTTGTAATTTTTCGCCAGTATTAGTTGTAGATCCTAGCAGCAAGTTTGCCGCCATATAGTTTAAATCACTTGCCCCCTCTTGATAAACTCCCCACCTATTAGTATAAGTAACTGTACCTGTGTTTGCTGTTTGATCGTTTAAGAGTAGCGCATAATTATTAGTAACGTTTATTGCGCTGCCTGTATTATCGGGAAAAAGGGCGCGAAGGCCTGCCAGGTGTGTTACCGTTCCTGTTGCTGATCCGTTAAAGGCCCAGCCTGCTGTTAGGTTTGAATATGCGCGTATTTGGCTGCCCTGGCCATGTGTTAGCGTTCCAGCGCCAGTAAAAGCAATGCTGTTGTAAGCGTCTAGTCCTGATCTCGCGCCGCTAGGAATAGTGGCGTTACCAGCTAGCGTTAAATCTAAACTAGCACCTAGCGCAGTAATTGCGTTAGGACTAGAAAAGGTGCCGCCAGCGCTTACGCTTAAATTGTAATCAAAATAATTTCCTCTAGCTAGTCCAGTAGTGTAGGTCTGTGTAGCTTGAAAGCTAGTTTTATTTGTAGCCGCTGCAACTTGTAGCGCGTCAGTTGCTAGCGCTGTATTATGTAACTCAAAAAAGTTATTTCCAGCGCTGTAATTATCGCCCATTCGCCAAACGCCAGTACCAGTACGCTGAAAGGCAATATAAGTATTACCAGTTGCGCTAGTTGTGTTAAACTGCGCTATTGTGCCTGTACTATGAATATCCAGGGCCGCGCCTGGTGTTGCTGTTCCAATTCCTAGCCTAGTATTGGTATTATCCCAAAATAAATTCGCGCTAGATCCTATTGCCTGGCTGCTGGTAAAATAAGCTACCTGCGTAGCTGTACCAGTTCCAGTAATTGTGCTGGATCCAGGGCCGCCAATAAGATCCCACGTTGTACCGTTATCGCGGTAAATCTCAAAGGTATCTGTACTTACGAACAGCCTACCAGTTTGGCCAGCCGCTGGACGGTTGGCAAAGGTATTGCTGTTAATAGACGGACTGCCTAATTGATTAAGTATATTAAAATCTACAAACATTAAACGTATCGTTTAAGTATTACTGTTAATTGGTTTACGCCAGCGCCGCTAAAATTAAAAGAATATACTTTGACGTTAATCTCGTTTTCGTTTCCTGTTATATTCCAGGACTGATTAGGCGTTAGTAAAAAACCGTCCACAGTTACATTGGACGTACCTTGATTAACAAAAATCACACTATTGGCGTTAGTGTCTGTTTGAGAACTAGCGCTAAAAATTTTTGTTTCTGTTATATATTTTTTACAGGTCATCTGCATTGGCTTTTATCTTTTGCGTATTGATCCGCAAAAGTAGTTTCGTCGGGAATAAAGGTCGTTTGATCAACTGCGTCAGCAACTATTCTTCTAGCCATACCAGCTGCCGCCTGGGCGCTAGGTGCATTTGTTCCATTCATTTTCTTTTTAGAGAAAAGCCACACAAAATAAGCTGCCGCCGCTATATATAATAAGTTTCTGTTCATTGTTTAATTTTTAGCACAATACTTGATTATCGTCAAAGCCGATACGAATAGGGCCAATCCCTTGCGAAAGTGACTTCGTTACTGCTTTTGCTTGCTTTCTTGTAGCTGTTCCGCTTTTTACTGCGCGCTTTACAGCTGTTGCCTGCACTCTTTTAGCTGTTTTTTGGCGCTCAGTTTTTTTAGAAAATAGGTTGCTGATTAGTTTAGTTCCAGCGTCAATAAGGCTAGACTTAACTTGTGCGCCTCTTGTGTCTGCCTCAAATTCTTCTGCTGTTTGACGGATAGGCATATCCGCTGTTACAGTTACTCCTGGGCGTCTGCGAAACGCCATAAAGGCTACTGCTGCGCCAGCAATTAGTAAAATTGGTAATAAGTTTCCTTTTTTCATTTGTTTGGTAATTTGTTAGTAAATGCTAGCAATTGTTTTAGCTGGTTGTCGGATAGTCCGTCCCAGGGTAATAAGCCGCCGCCATTTGTTAAAAAAGTCAGTAAATCTTCTTTATAGATCTGTTGGAATACGTCAGCTAAAAACGATACTGCCGCTTTACTAGGCATACGGTTAAATGCAGCGACAATAGCGTTAAAGTCATCCTGAAATATCCCAAACGCGCTGTGAATCTGCCTAGCGTAGCGTTCTGCGTCCGCGCGTCTAATTAGTGAGCCGCCAGTACGTTTATAGTAACTAGGTTTCCAGTAGCTTCTAGGATCAATAATTTCGTCACTAGCGGCCTTTGTGCCTTGTCCTGCTGCAATACCAGCCGCAATAAGCAGCCTTTTTACAGCTGAAAAAGCTACTAAGCCGCCGCCAATTAGCAGCACGTCTGTTGTTGATATTTTAATCCTGTTTGCCATTATTTACGCAGCATTGAAAGCAGCATTGTAATTTGACTTTGCGGCATTGAAGCCAGCTTTAATAGGTCGTCTGGTGTTACTCCTTTACTAAATAAAGTTTGTAAAATCTGTTCCATATCTTGTTCGGTATGTGTTCCGCTTACAGCCTGCACTCTTGGCCTTGCAAAGTTGCCAGCCATACTAGAAAGCGCATTGATTAGCATTTCCTGCACTCGCGGCTGTTGCAGCATACCTGCTAGTATTGATCCTGGCGTCATTGGCTGTTCTTCTTCTTCTTCTTCCTCTGTTTCATCTTCCTCTATCTCTGCTAGCCTTTCTGCCCTCATTGCGCGGATCTCGTTTAAGATCTCGTTATTAATTTGCGCCTGGTGGTTGCTTACGCCATAGCCTGCCACCATTCCTAGCGGCGCGTCATTGACGGTAAACACTTTGTTAATCGCAGGCGTAGCCTTTTCTTTATCCTTTTCGTTAAATAAGCCAAGCACAAAATTGTTATAGTCATCATTAGCAATTAACGCCAGTTCACTTTGTAGCTTTTCAAAGCCTTCATCCTTACTTTTACCGTCATAGGCTCCAGTAATGTTTTTAGGCATAACAGAAAAACGATACAACTTAAAAGCCGCTTGCGGCTGATCATTATACCAATTTAGCACAGCGCTTGCGCTGCGTAGTTGTGCAGTTGCTGCCATAACTTAAATGTAATAAACGCCAAAGCAAAAACTAAAATTGGTAGTATTAGCAGGTGCGTTAGCAATTTGAATAAATGACTTATCCCAGGTAATTTTTTGGCCCTGGAACTCAAATAACGCGCGTACAAAAGGTGCGCTGGCGCCAGTTGTAGCCTGTTGGCGAATTAAACTAATTAAGGGAATACGGTATAAGTCCTGGCGCTCATTTGAGTATAACACTAGGTAACTTTTTTCCATGATTGCAGCTGTTGGCGTGTCCACGTTATTAGGACTTTTTTCCAGCGTATCAATTGCCCAGCTTTCCATTGCTAAAAGGCTAGTATATCGTAATTTCGGCAAATCTGGGAAGCTCCATTGCACTTGGGTTTGTCCAGTACTTGCAACTCCAGGTACTAAAACTTCTACTAGTTCGTACTTTGCGGCTTTAAATGCCATTTTGATAAAATTTACTTTTTTAAAAATAGGGCCAGCCAATTGACTGGCCCATTATTATTTTCCCTAGTTATTAACGTACTGGGGTAACGTTCTGCGCCAAATGTCCACGCATAATGATAATTGCGCGGCTGTTTGCCTCTACTGCAGTCATAGCCTGGTTAAGCTGTACTTGCAGCTGATTTTGCTTAGATCCTACTAAAACCCAAGCTGGCTCAATTGGATAAAAACCGTCAGCGCTACCGTCTTGCTGATCAATAAAATTAACTCCAGACGCAGTATAATAAGCGTTAGACGCTTGCTGTTGCTGGGGTACGTATCTGTGCCTGAATAGGTCATAGGCAGGTACAATTTGACGGTTATTTACAGTCAAAGAAAGGCTGCTGTTATACCAATTGTTAATAGATGATCCAGTACCACTTGCGCTAAAAGCGTATGGGTTTGCATAAGAGTACATCACAAATGAATTACTTGTGCTGCTTGAAGGTACAGCTACAAAAAAACCAAGGCTAGAACAAACGAAGGCGTCCTGCAAATTAAGTCGCTGTTCGGTGTTAAAACTAGTAGTATTTGAGCTGCTTACGTCGTTAGTTAATACAGGAAATTGATAGGTAGTTATAGACGTTGATAATGCTACCTCTAAACGCAAGTACGACTGAGAAAGTACTGCTTGACCTAGCGAAAAACCTGCATTGTTTATCGCTTGTTTTGCCTTTTCAAAGGCTAGGCGGGTGCCGACTGTTGAAGCCATTTTAATTGTTGCGCCATTCGTATCGCCTGGAGCGGGGCTTTTTGTTTTTAAATAAAAAGTGAATACAGGTAATTTAATTAATCTTCGTCTTCGTCATATCCTGCCAGCACAGAAAGGTCGTCGCCAGCTAGTACCGTATCATCCCCAGCAATTACGCTAATGTTGTCGGGTACTTCTCCTACTGTTACAGGGAAAGTCATAGTATCATCCATTTGCCCCAGTCCTGGAACTAATTGACCTACTAAACCTGCGCCGCCTGCTGCGATCATACCGTTTCCAATTGCCTTACCCATATCCCCCTTTAGGATCATTGGGAAAGCTAGTCCGATACCTACAACAGCTGCATTTTTAATACGCTCATCCCCTACTGGAATAAATCCTGCAACTTTTTTACCAATAACTGCTCCAGCGATTATTCCTAGTGCAGCTGTTAAATTGGCTCTTTTGCCAATTGCGCCCATGCGACGACGACCTGCGCGTCTTTTGGTGCTTTTTCTTCGTCTTGCCATTTTGTTTTTTTATGTTTGTTTATTACGTCCTAATTACCATAGCAGCTGATCTGCAAAGTATCCTGGCGTTCCCTTCACTTTTCTGTCCGCCTGGTGCCTTTGCTTATATAGGCGCCGCCGCTGATCGGCTACTGCTTTTCCAAATAACTTTCGGTAAGTTGGATAATCCAGGTAGCCTTTTGCGCCTACACTTGTTATATAATTTCCTTTTCCGTCATAAATATCAATTTTTTTACCTTTTCTGCTGCTCGGCTTTACTCTTACATTTAAGCGCCTAGCCTGGGCCTGCGTGTAGGGTAAAATTTTATACATTACAGGCTAAGAAGTTTTTTTAACTGCGTCTTTACTTTAGTCATTTCACGCTGTAATTTTCTAGCCTCTGATTTTTTCTTTTTTACTAATTTTTTAGCAGCCAAAATGCCGAATTTTTTTTGTAGCATTTTTACGCCACTACTTTTGATCGCACCAATACCGCTCATTACTCGGATATTTACGTTATGGCTTTTCGTATCTGTGTGCATTTCGCTTGTGCGCTTTCCTTTTTTAGCTTTTACTTTTGTAGGCGTAGCTTTTTTAACTTCCCCTACTACAGCGCTCTTTTTACCGTAGCTTATTGCAAAGGCTTGCTTTACAGCTTGCGCCTGGGTTAGCTTAGGGTTTTTCTTGCGCAGCTTTTTAGCCTCTGCTACTACTGCCTTAAATTTTGCGCGTGCTGCGCGTTGCTTTGCAGTCATTTTATTTCTTTTTAGTTACAAAATACAGGACAGCTGCGCCGCCTAGTATTAAGGGTAAAAAATTAGGTTTTCCTGTTGGCGCTGATTTTTCAAAAACTGGCGTGCTAGTTACGTCCATTGTTGGCGACTGATCAAAAACTTGATCAGCTGTGTCTATATATTCGGCTTGTTCTGCTGCTTTTGGCATTAGTGCTTGTTTTGCTAATTCCTGCGCCTTTGCGTTAAGTGCGTCCTTTCCTATTTGTAGTAAATCGTCTGGTTCAATACCAATGTCCTTTAAAAAGTTACCCACTTTTACAAGTAATGGCGCTGCCGCTGTTGCTGTTGCTGCCGCTGGTGCTACTCCTATTGTATCGTCGCCAAAAATTCTTTTTTTAGTAGATCCTTTTTCCCAGGCTTTTTTAAGTGCGTTAATTTGCCCGCCTGCACCTTCCCAAAAATTTGTTAGCTTACTAGGCGCTTTTTTCCAGGCTGCCGCTAGCTTTGTACCCAGGGCCGCAAAATTTAATGCTACTAGCGCTAAAAATGCGTTACGTACTGGCGAAGCAGCTACTTTCAAAATTGCTTTAGTTCCTTTTTTAAGTACCTGCCCTGCTGTGCGGCCCGCAGCCTGGCGGGCAGCTTTCAACTCTGTTCTAGCTGCTGTTTTCGCCGCTTTTGTCGGCGCCGCTTTTTTGGCTGCTTTAGCAGCTTTTAACGCTGCCTTTTGTTGCGCTGTCGCGCCCATTCCGCTTATTGAGTATAATGCCATTTTTCTGTCTGTTGCGTGTTTATACGGTTTTTTATAGTCGTACTGTCCTACTACTGGATCCAGCCAAATTTCGTTTTTACCTGGGTTGATCACTACAAAGACGTGCTGCGGTTGCTTGTCGTAATCTCTGTAACTTGCAAAACGATAGGCAAAAGGTATTCCCAGGCTTTGTAATACTCCCCCAGCAAATAAACTGTAATGCTTGCAATCCCCGTAACCTGTTGCAAGGATAGCAGCAGGACTTTTTACAGTTTGCTTACTCCCTGGCTCAATTACATATCGGACATTATTTTTTAAAAAATTAAAAATTTTACGTCCTACTTCTCTAGGTGTTCCAGCATTAAAAAAAGAACTAATCCTGCTATATTCCTGCGCGTGTCTTTTATGCGCTGAACAAATAGCGTCTATTATGTCGCCTGTACTTTGATCCTGGACTAGCATTTCGTTTTTGTTCATAAACGGTGCTAGTCGCCCCATTATCACACTTGCGTTCACAGGCTTCGCGTTTCAGTTATCGGTACAACTATTCCGTCCACGTTTGCTGATCCTCTAAATGTAGCGCTAACCTGTCCAGCTGCCGCGGTTAGTAATTCACGTACACTTTCAAAAACTCCTAACGCGCTAGGACGTGCCACAAGGCGCAGCGTACTTTCGCTATTAGGTGCGACTGTCTGATCGCCAAATGCTGATACATTAGCCAGGAATCTATCATTAACGCTAATTGATCCAGTAATACTTTTAATTTTTATCGTTGTGTTGGTCGGGTTTTGCACAGCTAGTTCCACGTTGATCGTTGGCTGTAACAAACTGCCGCCTGGTCGCAGGCTGCGTAGTTGAAAAATAGCTTTTTGGCCGAATCTAAATCTTGAAAGTAAAAAAAGTGCAGCGGCGCCGCCTATTAGATAAAATAAGTTTTTCATTCGCCTGTCGGCGCGGCTTTTAAGTCCTATGTCGTTTGTCCGTATGAAAGTAAAAAAACTTTTTGGCCCTGCAAAACTTTTACCAAACTAATTTTTTGACTTTCGTAAAATAGCAACTTTTTGAGCTATTTGTGCATGCCTTTGTGAGGCCTTGCACACAATAGCTCAAAGTTAGTTAAAATAATTGATATTTTTAGGAATTTTACGATATTTTTTTATTCACATATTACCTGTATTGACCTTTATTTAAAAAAATCGTTGCACATATAAGCGCAAAAAAAAGGCCCCTAGTAGAAACAAGGGGCCGCATTGTGAATATAACCAACTCTGCTTATGTATCTGCTAATTTACAGCTTTTTCTCAAAATCGCGTATAAGCCACGTCCTGCGCTCAAATTTCGCGCTTTCTTTGTCGTACCAGTTAATATACCAGGCGCCAAGATCTTGGCAAAATTTGCCAAATTTTAGTACGTTAGAGATATTTCGGTATTTCCTGGGCCGCTTTGTGCCAGGCTTAAAAAAAACTATTGCTGTTTTTAGATCCTTTGCCATTTTTTAGTATTTTCGTAGTGAATACAGGTGACTGCGGTTAGTCCGTTGGTCGTTTGTCCGCGCCAGTTGAGCCTAGCTCCTGGCGCTTTTTTTTAAAATGGTAGGTCGTCAATCATTACGCTATCTACATTGCCGCTGCCCATTTCTAGCCTGCTTTGTTCTGCTGGTAGTCCAGCTTGCGGCTGTTCTATTACTTCAGTAAATAAAATGCGCAGGTAATTAGATCCAGTTTTACTTTTGTTGATCCAGCCAGCAATACGGAATTTTTTTTCCCCTACTGTTGCTGTTCCCGAATAGTCAGGCGCCTGCGCTGTTTCCTTTTTTGCATTGCGAAAAATTGTTCCGCTGTTGTTTTTCTGTTCCATAGTTATTAGCGTTCAGTTTCCTCTGTTCCCAGGTTTAAGATTTTACTCCATTGTGTTGCCATAGCTTTTGCAATTCCAATAAATGTTTTACTCCTTATATTTGGCTTATTTGCTGCTTTTGAATACCACAAAGGCAATTTTTTTCCACTAGGACTAATATAAAACTCCCCTTTATCTACTATTTGTGTTGGTATTAATTTTGGTAAATTTTTAAGCCAAAGACACGTACTTTTTTGAAATGGATCTCCAAAATAATATGGCTGTATTATTTGATCTGGCTTTTTGTATTTACTACTCATTATTCCTATTGGATTTTCTATTGCTATATGATTAATAGGAGCATTAACTAAAGTCATAAAAAATTCTATTGCTTTTTGCTGCCTTCCGTCTGCTATTTTTTTTGCAAAATGTTTAGCACCACTAACAGCCAAATGCGTGCAAGGTGGAAAAGCTATCATCATATCCCAATTTTTATTTATTATTTTTAGTACATCATCTTTTATATGCCATTCCTTATGTTTACCGCTAGATTCAATTATATCACAACTATATGCTTGATAACCTAATTTTCTAAATTCAATAGTAACAGCTTGACTTTCTTCACAAGCAATTAAAATTTTCATTTTTTTGATTTTTTTGGTATTACAAAAGTTTCCTGTTCTATGTACGGTACTTGCTGCCATAATCCGTTAAAATTCATTATAGCTATTGGATCAAAGTCATCACTACTTCGCAGGTATTTAGGCCTTAAAATAAACTGCTGATTTTCTTTATTGCGTTCAACTATTAGGGTACTCTGCGCCCAGCGGTCTGTATTAGATCCCAGGTGTCCTAGCGTTTCGCCCTGGCCTTTTCCCAGGTGCAGCACGCCAATAAGCAAAACGTTATATTGCTTTGTAATTCTTTTAAACCAGTTAGTAAGTAGCCTGGTTTCTCTTTCATCATTGTAATTAAGACAAAGGTCAAGTAATCCGTCAATTATTAAAACGCTACACTCTGCGTGCGCTTGCAAATAGGCTTCAACTAATTTGCGAATCTTTGCTGGCATATCTTCCCTAGTGCTAAATGCGTCAAAAAAATCGGGTAAGCTATTTTTATCTGCAAACCCTTTTATTTTATCCATTTGCCTATAAAAGTCAAAGGCGCTATGCTCAGTATCAAAATAGGCAAGGCGCTGCCTATCTGCTGGCAATGATAATTTAAGGCCAAATACAGCCTGGTAATGCGGCACAAGCGCGCTAGCAGCAATAGCGCCGACGTAGGTGCTTTTACTTGCCTTAGGTAGGCCGCTAACAACTACATAATTTTGCAGCGTTCCAACTATTTTACTATTGATTGAAAAAACGACCTGCTCTTGGCTGGGCCTTTTTGTGGGATCGTAGCGCCTCGCCTTTAACAGGTCGTTAATTTCCAAGTCGTTTGTCTGCATTTTTGTTAGTAGTTCCAGTAGCTAGATAGCCAAAGCATAAAAAGTAAAATAATTAATAACCAAAATTTAGGGTTATTCAATAATACTAAGGACGTCTTTTTCATTTTCGTTGGTGTTAAGTTTTTCAATTAATTGTTTTGCTGCTGTGATCGCCGCCTCTATTGGCGTAACTGGCTCGCCTTTGTCGGATAGCTTTTTTGTAGTTGCTAATTCTAGGTAAAAAGGAAGCAACTGTAAACTAAAATACTCTAGCTTACTCATTCCAGGAATTGGCGCAATAATGCGGCCAAGGTTATCTTGCGCTACTTGTGGGGGAAACGCAGGAGCGTTAAAAGTTTGGTTTTGCATAACTCAATAAATTTTATAGATCTGTAAATAAAAAAAACTGTTTCTACTGCTATCATTACTAACAGCATTAGTGGGAAACAAAATAGCCAGGTATAACTCCAGCTAATTACCCGGTCAAATTTGCTCATAGTTTCCCTGGTTAGCGTTAATTAACTGGCGCTGGTAAAAGTCGATAGAATCGTCAATAAGAGTGCGCAGTTCCATTTCCAGGTTAAAAGGAATAAGCCGCTGTTCTATTAGGATGCGGCTTTCGCAATTAAACGTTAGCTGAATAGCAATACGCTTAGTGTCTTTTAGATTAGATCCTAAAAACTGAAGCGCTTTGATTTTGTCTTGCAGCATTTTTTTATACGCTGCCAGGTCGTTTGGTGTAGTCATACGGTTAGAATTTTAATGAATGTAGATCGTTTGTCAGTACAAATCTATAATAGTTTATTTCATATAACCAAAAAAAAATTCCGCTGTAACTTAGCGGAATAGATAAAATGATATAAATTAGCTACTTATGATAAATACAACTCGGCTTCTAGTTGCCGCCTACTGGTTAATCCTGGCACTTCTACTCCTTTTACTTTATTCCAGCGTATAAACTGCGCCCCAATTTCGTTTTTATCTGCGCCGCTGTTAATTAATGTTAGTAGTGTGGATCTGCTAAAAGCGCCAATGCCTATATTATACGTTAAGCTAGTAAGCGCAGCAATTTGATTAGGCGACTGCGGTACTTTTATTTTTGCTTTTACCTGTGTTTCTGTCGCAGCTGTTTGCATACGCAGCCAGGTTAGCGCTGTGTCTTTTGTAATTGTATCCCCTTGCTTAATTGGAATACCAGTAACAGGGTTAATGGTTGTACCGTAACCAATAGTCCAAACGCCGCCACTATCTTTATAGGCTTTTAGTCGCAGGCCTTCAAATTTTGCTATTAGCTTAGTTGCGCTCACTTTTGTTCCAATTAATACTAGGGCCAGCACAAATAGTGCAACTATATACGTCCTGGCGCCTTTCATTAAATTCCTGTTTTATCAAAGTCCTTAGCAGCGGTAAGGCCTAGACCTGCGCCGATTGTGGAAATACCAGTTACCAGGTCGCCTTTTAAAATAGCTGCAACGCCGCCAATAATAGTAGCGAAGCCAAAAAAGGTAGTTTTCCAGTTTTTAAGTAGCTTTTTCATATTGAAGTATTTTTAAATTTTTGTATAATAACGTCCAGCTTAGTTTCTAAGCGGATAAGACGCTCGGCGTGATCGTCGTGTTTCGCCTGCTTTTCTTCTAGCGCTTTTACGCGCTGATTTAGTACCGCCCAGGACGCACCAGCGCCAAATACGCTACTTATTGCTATCGTTATTATTTGCGGATCCACTTTCCTGATGTTTTTTAGTTTCTTCAGCGATCTGTGCGTTAGTTTCGCGCAGCTTTGCTTGTAGCCATTCAATGTTTGCTAAAATGTCGTAAGCTGCTGCTTTCAGCGTTTGTAGTTTGTCCATTTTTTAAGGTATAAGTGTTAAATTTAATTGACTGCAAATATACTGATAAGCAGCTAAATTAATATCTGCCGACTGGCCCCAGGCTGTGTAGTCAGCGCCGCTTATTGTGGTATTACCTTGCGTAAGGCCTTGCTTAGTTTCTGCCCCTTCGCTGTCTGTTGTTACGCTGCTTATTCCCCAGTAAAACTGAGCATAGTCGCTAAGATTATCGTTAACAATTGAAGCGTCAATGTAGTTGCCTGTTGCGGCTGTTCCGTTAGTCCAAATCTGGACTGGTTGAATTGAATATCCCATTTTATTTATATTACTATTTTTAAATCTCCTGTTCCTGTTATTCTGTAAATATATC